GCCGGTTGCATCAGTTTGGTACGGAGAGAAGACTGTACAGTCATACTCTTGTGCCATAGATTTTAATGCTTTTGAAACTTCAATCTGTTCCGTCCAGTCGTACTGCCCTCCTCGCGAGGGAATGGCTGAACGCTTTACTTGGTTAATATAGTCTACAATTATGACTCCGGCATTGATTTTATTGACTTTCTTGTCCAGTTCTGCGCGGATCTTTGCGAGAGTAAGACTTGGGTCATAAATAACATCTAACTGTTGAGTCGGGAGAAGCTCATGGTTAGTTGTCAACTTATGATGAAACTCTTTAAAATCATGCTTTTGTTTGTATTCCTTTAACCGCTCCTGCCCTTGTTGGAAGCGACTTGCCCACCAACCAGCCACTTTCTCCCACTCGACCACAGATAAATTCTGTGTACGAATGCGAGAGTAAGGCACGCCAGTAGCGATCGCACAACACCGTTGAAGTATTGAACGACTATCCATCTCGATAGTGAAATAGATAGCTGAACGGCCAGATTGAAAAACATTATTGGCGATATTTGCACACGTAAGAGATTTGCCTGAGCCTCGCTTTCCGCCGACCAATACCAAGTCTCGGGGGGAGAACTTAATATCGTGGTCATACTCTTCGTTTAAGCCGAGGCCGATATACTTTTCTATCTCCTCTTGAGGCTCAAACAACTCTATACGCTGCATACTTTCTGTGGGAGCTTCCAAGTCAACTTTCTCTTCAATGTCGAGAACGATTTGGTGTAGCTCTTGCACTGACTCTTCTGCCGAAGCAAACAGGTCAGATTTGTCGATATACGTATCAAGAGAATCCAGGATTTCTTTTTGCGTATACTCGTTCTTTAGATACTCAAGTAGCGTAGCACTATCAATATCCAAGTCAGGGGTAGCTTCGATAGCATACACCTTTTCTCGGGTAGGGCCGTGACGTACACTTAACTTGAGATCATCGAAAGAAGGGAACTGATGAAAGTTCTCGCAGTGAGTATCAATGTGCTTATACAATAGGTGATACTCGCTGGGCAAATATTCTTTACGCAGATAACTCCACGTTTCGAAATCTCCCACGAGTATGCACTGCTTGATTAAAGCACTAGATATATTCAACAGTTCCCCCGAACATTAAAAAGCCTGGGACGCTACTAGAGCGCCCAGACCCACCTTACACTAAAGTAAATTACTGAGCAGCTTTTGCGGCTTTGGCAGCACCATCATAATCGACAGCAGACAAACCACGGCGAGTAAGCATAGTCTTAACGCCCCGTGCAGTCTTACCAATTGCTTCTGCAATTGCTTCAACAGTCATAGTTCCAACATCTACGCCAGACAAAGGATCGACTTTGTCGCCGCCCTTGGTATTCTCTTGACGAGGAATAGCGTCAATGTCGCCAGAACGAAGCAGGCTAAGAGCCTTACCACGAACGCTATTTACTGAACGACCCATCGCTTCTGCGATAGCTTCAACATAAGCGCCGTCATTAACCATCTTGACGAAGGTTGCTTCTTCTTCTTCAGTGTAAGTACGAACGCTCTCCACCTTAGGAGCAGGGCGAACGTGCTCGGTCAATTCCATAGACAAGATTTTGCCTTGGATAGACTTTGCTGAGAACGAGCCACTATCAAAGTGCTCGGCAATCTGTGCATAAGTGTAACGACCAGAGTTGTCAGTTACAAAAGCACGGAGGGTAGCTTCTTGATCTTCTGAGAAAGATTTGCCTGCAGAAGCAGAAGCCAGTTCTACTTCGTAACCCATCTTTCGCAACTTGCTAGAGATAGAACGAGTAGAGGTTTCAAGCGTCTCTGCTGCGTCTGCAACAGTAGCTTGAGAAATAGGTGATTCATCACCTACGAATGAGATAAGCGCCTGAGTGCGCTCTTCAGTCCACTTGGGAAGTGCCATATTTTAGTTCTCCAAAAAAGATTTTAAATCAGTAACTATACTGACGCCAGACATTCTGGCTTGTGTAGTTTTTGACGATTCATTGCCGCTTTCATTGACAAGAATTGTCACTTGCTTTGTTAGGCCGGTCTTTACTTCATACCCAGCCTGTTTCAATGCTGTTTCCGCTTCAGCTTTAGTTTTGAAACTCTTCAACCGACCACTGATGCAGATAACACCTTTTACTTTATCTATTGAACTAGGCTTACTACTAAATTTCATACTAAACGGAAGTGATCCGTCATAAAATCCATAATACTCTTTAGCTATCCAGT